GACGGGTATCCACTTGCCCGCCCAATCGCGCTCTTCCAGCACCTCGTAGCCGTTGGTCTTGACCCACTTGACCTTGCGGCGGTCAGCCTGCCGGCTGCGCAGGGGCTTGCCGAACATCTGCTTGAGTGCGGCGTCCTGCGGCGTCTTATCGAACGCCGTGACGTTGCCGGGGTACAGATTGAGCGTCGCGGGAGAGTACTCGTAGAAAAAGTACTCCGCGATCCGCACCGTGTCCTCGGCCAGCCACTGCGACAGCGAGGCGTCGCCTACGCCCTGCGTCTGGATGGACGAGATCGGCATGGCGTCGGGGAAAAGCCGCTCGTACTCGTCTTTGGTGACGTCTTCAGTGATAAAGCACCATTTGGCGTCCGCGCCGCACGGATCTTGGATCGTCGGGTCCATATAGACCGAAAACGAGTTGCGGATGCGCCCGATCTTGATGTCCTGATCGAAGCTGTCGTCGCGGACGTACTCCGTCAGGACGCGGATGTACCCCTCACCATACGTCACCTGGTTATCGCAGGCGGTGTCGTAGGCGACGTCGGCGTCCGAGATGTACTGAATGTGCCGGACCATGCCGTCGAAGATCTCGGCGACCCGCACGTCCGCGCGGTCGTCAGCCGGGATCACCTTGCCGGTCGGCCTGTTTTGCCGCTGCTCGTTCGTCACCTGACGGACGTGCTGCGGCAGCTTGTTAATGGTCAAACACGGCCGGGCGTTGATTGTCTGCCCCTGCACCGACCCGCGCGTCGCCAGCACGTCGGCGGGCCACTGCCAGTTATTGTCCGGCGAGCCCGCCATGAACCGCAAGTCGTCCAGCTCGTCTTCGCGGGTATCCGAATACGCAGCGATAGCCAGCGAGAACCGCGACCGCATGGTGTCAAGCAGTTCCTTGCGGTCCTTAGCCATTACTTACCCTTCTTGCTGCCAGAAGACGCCTTCGACGCAGCGCGTTTGGTGCTGTAGGCGATGGCGACCGCCTGCTTCGCCGGCTTGCCGTGGGCCATTTCAGTCTTGACGTTCTTGCGGAACGCCTCTTTGGAGGCAGACTTTACCAAAGGCATGTCACTTGCCCTTCTTCGCCGTCTTGGCCGACTCTCTGAACGCCTTGGCAGTCGGAGCGCCCTTAGCCCCCGGCTTGCGCATCTTTTCGCCTGATCCGGCCGCAATCCGGGCCTTTTTAGCGTTAATGTTAGCGTAGAGACCCGGCTTACTTGCCACAGTTCCACCTCTTCATAGACGCTTTGGCCCGCTCAGCGTTCTTCGACTTGGCCACCACGCCGCCCATCCGAGCGCAGAAGGACGCCTTGCGCCCCTTATCCGCCTCGGTCTTCGGGTTGGGCGCGGGAGCCTTCAGGTTGCTGCCCGTCTCGCGGTTGTACTTAGCGCGGCCTTTAGCCGTCAGCCCAGCACCTTGCTTGACCGACAGCTTCTCGCCGCGCTTGACCGAGAGATTGACCATGTTAGACGCAGTGAATGATAGCGAAGTTCAGCACCACCGCTTCAGACAGCGAGCCGCCCGAGATGTTACGCAGGACAAAGGAGCAAGAGCCCGTCGTGTGGCCTGAAACCCAGCAGTTGTAGGTTTCGTTAGACGCTGCGCCGCCCGCGACGTTGACGATAATGACGTCCTTAGCGCTAATCTTGCTGTTGGTCAGCGTAAACGCGACGTTGGTCGTAGCGTTAAGCGCAGCGTTGTTCATCGTGATCTGACCAGCAGACGTGTTCAGCGTTACGCCCGTGGACTTGCTGGTGGCCTGCGTGACCGCGCCCTGCGCGGCAAGAGCATAGCCGATCTCGTCCGTTGCGTAGACGTCTACGGCAGACAGAAGTTCCGCGCCGACGATGTCCTGGTCTTCGTAAGCTACGCCAATGGGCTTTGTGTTAGACATGACCTAAGACCCCATCCAACTGGTTGATGTGCTGACATTACCGTAAACTCGCGTGCGCGTCATGTCAACGCGGGCTTCCCGATGCGCGACGGGGAAAGCGAAAGTAACCGCTATGGCGTCGGCGGCGTCGGGCGAGGCGAGGCCGCGGGCCTTCATGTCCTTCTTGCTCTCCAAGAAGATGGCCCCCTTGCTGTCGGTCTTCATGAGGGGTCCAATCAGGTCGCTCTTGAGGTTGCGGTCGCTGGGTATCGCCCCGGTCTTCAGCCATTCGCGCAGGTCACCCCACATCTGAGCCCGCAGGTTGCCCCACATCAGCGGGTTGCGGCTCTTGTTTCCGAAGTTGACGCCGCGCACCTTGTAGCGCTGCTCCTTGAGCCGGTCCACGACGCCTGCGCCTAGCCCACCCTCGTCCACGACCACCAGCGCCGGCTTGTACTCCTCAATAGCGTCGATCACCCGGCCCACCGTCTCCATGGTGTCGTCGCCCTTGTGCCGCTTGATCGTCACGATGTCGCGGCCCTGCCGCACGGCGATGACGGTGCTGTCGCTGCCGAACCGCGCCGGGTCCACGCCGATCACGATGGGCGCGCTCTGGTCCTTGTGCTTGTCGCGCGCCATGGCTTCCTCGACCAGCCGCAGCGGGATGAACTGGTCGTCCGAGGCGTTCGGAAACTCGCCGTACACCTCGACGTGCGCTTGGCTGGAGTCCGGCCCGTACTCGTCGATGATCTGCTCGTAGACCTTCTTGTCGGTCCCCTCGACCGACCGGGCGTCCACCTTCTTAGTCTGCCAGAAGTCCCGCTTGGCGTTGAAGCACTCGTAGAAGTAGCCGCTGTTGCGGCGCGGGTTGGAAAACGCCAGCCAGAAGCGGTGTGGCGTGTTCTCCGTGAAGAAGCCCGCCGCCACCGACCAGATGGCGTCGTCGATGCCCGACGCCTCGTCAAACACCAGCATCACGCCCGCGAAGTTGTGCACGCCCGCGTACGCGTCGGGGTTCTCCGCGCTCCACAGCCGCCCCTCGACGCCCCAGTAGCGCGTGCCCAGCTTCAGGTCGCGCTCGACCAGCTCCGTCAGCCACTTGGCGGGCATGACGCGGGTGGCGCTGACCTCGAACCAGTGGCTGTTCAGCGCCATGCTGAGCCACTTGGTAATCTCGGCCCACGTCACTGAGCGCAACTGCGCTTCCGAGTTGGCCGACACGATGGTCGTCGAGCCGATGCGCGTCGCCAGCATCCAGATGATGAGCCAGCTCACCAGCGCCGACTTGCCGATGCCGCGGCCGGAGCTGGTCGCCATGCGGAACGTGTCGAAGTCGATCTTGCCGTTGTTCTGCTTGATGTGGTCGGCCAAGTCCTGAAGCACCTCGCGCTGCCACTTGCGCGGGCCAGCAAAGTGTTCCAGAGGCGTGCCCTTTTGCCCCCACGGGAAGACGAACAGGACGAACTTAAGCGGATCGTCTTTCAGGGCTGGCGTCCACAAGCGGGACATCAGCTCCATCTCCTCCTGCGGGGAGTATTGCGTGGTCTGCATGTGCTAGCGTTCCCTCGATGACGCGTTGCTGCGCCATCTCCAGCGCGTGTTTGATGGATATGGTCTGCTCGACGTTGACGTCGATGGCCGTGCGCGCGGTCCAACCGTGGACGTGCTTGAGCACCTCCAGCGCCGCCTTGGCGTCGCCCGCCGCCGCCGCCTCGTGTAGCTGCCGGGAGGCCACCATCTCGCCGTCTGCGCGTCCCTTTAGTTCGGCCAGCTCGGCCAGCGGGTCGAACTGGCACAAACGCCGGTACTCAGACGGCAGCAGGCCAGCGGCCAGCGCTAGGTTGTCGCCTTTCAGGCCCAACCGCGCGGCGTTGTAGATGGCGTCCAGACGCGCCTCTGTCGCCTGTACCTTGCGTGGTTCGTATGGGAGTGATCGCCAGTCCATGGCGGGACTGTAGCAGATTTCTTTTTGATAATAAAAAAATTTGTTTGCGCTTACAAAACGGTCACTAAAAAAATTTGTTTGCGGTCGCTGCGTCGGCGTGGACCTGTCGGCACGGGGCCTCCCCCCCCCTCCCATTCGCGCGTGCGGGCGCTCCCAGGTACGCGCCAGGCGGCCAACAACCATGGGCAGTTTGGGCAGTCTGTTTTCCGTTGCCCAAACTGCCCATGAATCGCCAGCAAGGCATGGGCAGTTTAGGCAATCTGTTTTTTGACTGCCCAAACTGCCCAAAATGCCTATATTACAGAACGCTTTTGTACAATGGGCGAGTCGCGTGACAAAGCGAGATTCCGTAAGTCACTGATATTGCTAGGGGCGGGTAAATCCTGGGCAGTCGTTAGGCTATCACGACTGCCCATGACTAAGTGACTGAAATTGCAGGAAAAAGGTAAAATTCAAGGTTTCGTTGGGCAGTCTAATTGCCCATGCCTAAGTGGCTGAAAACGCGGGGAAAAGGAGCGATTTTGGCCGGATCATGGGCAGTTTGGGCAGTTCGTGCGAGAGTCGCGCCAGCGCGACGAGTTGCGCGCGCCAGCGCGCCAGCTACAGCTATACTATATAATTACTTTTCTTTTAAAATATACATAAGATGACAATATTGCCCAATCTCATCTCAGAATCCCGCGTATTCAGACACTTAGCTATGGGCAGTCCAGATTGCCAAAAAGCGCCCATGCCGCCCAACCGCTGGCGCATATGGGCAATATGGGCAATTATTTTCAGATAGCCCAAAATGCCCATTGACGACCAGCGCAACATGCGCTAAACATTTCATAGCGCCACCTTAGAGCGCAAACCAGGACACAAGCACAATGAGCAAATCAGCAATCATCTATCGCGGCCCTTCCTTGCTCGACGGCGCGCCTATCGTCGTTATCGCCATTGATTCGGCGCGCAACACCAAAACCGGCCGCATGGTCCAAACGTATATCTTGCGCGCCGATATGGACCCCCGCGACGCGAACAAGAGCGGCGCCGACTTCTCGATCTGCGGCGCATGCCCCCATCGTGGCACGCCCACAACGGACCCGGCCAAGAAACAAGCCGAGAACCGCTCTTGCTACGTGCTACTCGGCCAGGGCGTTCTTATCGCCTACAAAGCAATGCTTCGCGGGGTGTATCCGGCCGCCGCGGACGCCGACGCAATCGCTGCCATCGGCGCTGGCGCAATGGTCCGCCTCGGTACGTACGGCGATCCGGCCGCCGTACCGCCAACAGTGTGGGATGCCTTGCTGCGTGACGCGGCCGGGCATACCGCCTACTCGCACCAGGCGCGCCAAGCCGGCGCCGCGTTCGACGCCGGGCGCATGATGTTGAGCGCCGACAGCGAGACAGACGCGCGCACCGCATGGGCGGCCGGCCGCCGCACGTTTCGCGTTATCGCCAACGTGAGCGATATCGTGCAAGGCAAGGAAATCTTGTGCCCCGCCAGCAAGGAAGCCGGCCGCCGCGCCACATGCGCCACGTGCGGCTTGTGCGGTGGCGCCAG